TGGCCTATATATAAAGTAAATAATCAAATGAAATTTTCATCTGTTCTATATGATAAAATAAATAATTCTATTTTTAAATCAAATCAACCAATATTAAAATGTTCTAATTGTACATTAGAATGGTGTTCAAAATCAATTGAGAGATTTAAAAATAATTATAAAATATTATGTAAAGATTGTACATTATGCAATAGAACATTTAAAATTAGACCATTTAAAAATATAAATAACGAAATTATTACATATCAATCGAAATTAGAATTAAAATTTGTAAAATGGTGTAATAATAATAATATTTATATAAAAAATGGTCCAAAAGTTTTATATTTCTTTAATAAAAAACAAAGAGTATATAAGGTTGATTTTATGATAAAAGATGTATTAATTGAAATAAAAGATTTTCATATATGGCACAAAAACCAGTTAAAAACTGGTCTTTTTGATGAAAAAATAAATGCTGTTAATAAATTTATCAAAGAAAATAATTTAAAAAAATTTTTATTAATAACCCCTCAAAATTGGAATATAATGATTAATGATTTATTAAAAATAATTAAATAAGATATAGTCTGAACTCATACGAAAGTATGAGAAATATTGATTTAAATATCAATATACTAACAATGTCAAATGGGAACTTTTGACGTATCTATATTAACTATTGAAGATGGTGTATTTGAAGTAAAGGCTACAGATGGTGATACTTTCTTAGGAGGAGAAGATTTTGACTCTATTATGGTAGAACATTTTGTAGAAGAATTTAAGAAAAAACATAAAAAAGATATAACAACAAATAAAAAATCACTACGCCGTTTACGAACTGCTTGTGAGCGTGCTAAACGTACTTTATCAACTTCAGCAACAGCAACAATCGAATGTGATAGTCTTTATGATGGTATTGATTTTAACAGTTCTATTACACGTGCTAAATTTGAAAATATTTGCGATGATTTATTTAGAAAAACAATGAAACCAGTTGAACAGGTACTAAAAGATGCGAAAATGTCTAAAAGTCAAATTCAAGAAATTGTACTGGTTGGAGGAAGTACTCGTGTGCCAAAAATTCAAGAGCTTCTTAAAGATTATTTTGGTGGAAAAGAATTATGTAAATCTATTAATCCTGATGAATGTGTTGCTTATGGTGCGGCAGTTCAAGCTGCTATTCTAACAGGTGTTAAAGATGATAAGCTTACAGACCTTCTTTTACTTGATGTTTGTCCATTGAGTCTTGGTCTTGAAACTGCTGGTGGTGTCATGACAAAGCTTATTAATCGTAATACTACTATTCCTGCGAAGAAATCTCAAACTTTTTCGACATATGCTGATAATCAACCTGGTGTATCCATTCAAGTATATGAAGGAGAGCGTGCTATGACCAAGGACAATACTATGTTGGGTACTTTTCAATTGGATGGTATTCCTCCTATGCCACGTGGAATGCCTCAAATTGAAATTGAATATGATTTAGACGCAAATGGTATTTTGAACATTAATGCCACTGAGAAATCTACTGGTAAAACAAATAATATTACCATTACAAATGACAAAGGACGTCTTAGTCAAGAAGAGATTGACCGTATGGTTGCTGAAGCAGAAAAATACGAAGAAGATGATAAAAAACTCATGGAAACCATTGAAGCTAAAAATAAACTTGAATCTTATATGTATCAAATCAAATCTTCATTGAATGATGAGAAATTGAAAGATAAGATTGATGAAGACGAGAAAAAATCTATGGAAGAAAAAGTTCAAGAATATATTTCTTGGCTTGATGAAAATCCGAATGAATCTAAAGAGATTTATGAAGAAAAACAAAAAGATTTAGAAGGACAATTTATGGAAATCATGAAAAAAGTAGGTGGTACTGGTGAAGGTATGCCTGAAGGATTTGATCCTTCTCAAATGCCTGCTGGATTTGATCCTTCTCAAATGAAACAACCTTCTTCAGTACCAGAAGAACCTATTAGTGAGCCAGTCATTGAAGAAATTGATTAATAGAAACTTACATTAATTAATAATTCTTTTTTATAATCAATTGTTTTTTTTGATAAATAGAATATATTATATATTAACATATTTAAATTATTATTATCATCATAACTTGTTACTTGAATATTTGATTTGTAAATGAAGAACTCTGTATTTTTAAAAGTAAATAAACCTTTATCAGTACTTTTACAATTTTTTGAGGTATAGAACATTTGATTTAATTCATGATTTGTAGGTTTAAAATACATTTCAATTTCATATAATCTTTCTTCATTATATTTTGATGGAATAAATTTCATTTTAAGTTCTTCTAAACATCTTTTATAATATATTTGTGGACTATTGTCGTAACTATATATATGATGAACTAATTCATAAGGTAAATCTTTAAACATATATCTATTTTTTAATTTAATTTTAAATTAATTTATTTATGTGTATTGAAAAAAAATATATGCGTTTAATATATAATGGGAGCTTCCGTATCATCTGAAGATAAAATGACAAAACCTAAAAAAACCATGAAGAAAAAATCTACTTCTTCTAAAACAACTGAAAAGAAAAAACCTGTAGCTAAAAAACCTGTAGCTAAAAAACCTGTAGCTAAAAAACCTGTAGCTAAAAAACCTGTTATAAAAACTACCATGAAAAAGAAAACAATCGTTAAAAAAACAATGGTTAAGAAAAAATCATCAACCAAAAAACCTATGAAAAAGAAAAAGACTGTTAAGAAAAAATCATCTACTAAAAAATAAATCAACATCCTTCTAAATAAGAACCTACTTGATTAGATACACTTACCAAACAATGAACAAATAATATAACACATAATTTTATTTTCATTGGTGTTTTTGGTTCAAATATGCTATATAAATAATCATTTGTAAAATAAACCCATGGAATATAAATACAAAATAACCAAGTATAAATCCAGATATACGTTAATGTTATTGAACTTTCATTAAAAAAACAATCATCTTTTTGATTATTCATTATATAATGACTTACTAATATATAATGAATACAATGATTTGCAAATTCATGTAAATCTTGTGACCAACTACATATTTCTTTATTTTCTACTTCTACTGCTTCTTTTACACCAAATAAAATTTTTGTACTATGATACGCAAATGTAATAATAAAATGAACATTATGTACCAATGGTATAAATGATTTATCATAATAGAATAATAATGAAGAAATATGACCCGTATCTGTTAATCGTGTCATATGTTTCCATTTTATCCATTCAGGATTTTCATATAAATCATAAAAATTCATAAAATAACTCAATGAAAATGATTTCAATAAGAAAAATGTAGGTAAGTAAATATCACCTACTATAAAATATATTAATATTGATATAAATGGTAAATATAGACCATTTTTATTATATATTGAACATTCATATAATAAAATATTAATTTTTCTTTAAGTGTTTGGATAAATTTTTTTAAGTATTTAATAAATCTCTTACTTTATTAATATATTTTTTTAAAGAAACATTTTTAGATGTATCTTCAACTGATTTCCATGCTTTATATTTTTCTTTTGCTTCAAAATTAAACCATCCTCCAGGTTCTTCAATATTAATATTTCCTATTGTTGATTGTTTATAATATTTATATAAATATAATTTGTTTTCATTACTCATTGAATCTAATGTTTTTATTTGATTGCAATAAGTATTAAATAGTAAAACTAATTCATCTTCACCATAATTTTCAATATCGGGATCATTAATAGATATTTCTTCCATTTATCTATTCATTATAATTTTTTTAAGAAATTTAAACTTAACTGTAAAATTTTTTAATTGATTTTACAAGTTCTACTTTTGATAAATAATTATTATTTTTTGATACTTTTAATTGATTGTTTTTGGCAATTTGAAGTAATTCATCTTTGACTAAAGAATTCAAATATTTTTTAGAGCGCATGTTTTTAATGTGCTGCATAAGTTCATCATCATCAGTGACATCAAAAATATTGGTTTGATATCTTGTAAAATCAACAGATTCGTCGTCACTTGAAAAAACACCATCAGATTCAGAATCAGAATCGGATTTAGAACCACCAGAAAATGGATTTAACTTACTAAAAAATGATCCAGTTCCAGTTCCAGTTTCAGGTTCAGTTTCAGGTTCAGTTTCAGTTTCACCAGTTCCAGTTTCAGTTTCAGGTTCAGTTTCAGTTTCAGTTTCAGTTCCAGTTCCAGTTCCAACAGTTTCAACAGTTCCAGATTCACCAGTTCCAGATTCACCAGTTTCAGTTTCAGGTTCAATTGCATGTATAACATGTTCAGTTCCAGGTTCAATATTTATATATTTTTTTAAATTTTTTATAAATTCTAATCCTTCTTTATTATTATCGTTAGTTATATCCTCACCAGTAACTAATTTATAAATTATTATATCTTCAGTATTATTTTCATATTCCGGGTTTTTTATTAATTTAATTTTTTGTAATTCAATTAATAAATTTTTTTTATTAATATCCGTTTCTTTATTTATTAAATCTGCTAAAGTTTCATCACCTTCCCCACCACTCTGATTATTATGTAATCCTTGAATTTTGTATCCACCAACTTTATCAATTATTAATTTAAAGTTTTTTTTATTTGTAGCATTTGATACAATATCATAAAATAAATTATCATAATTTTGGTCATTCACAAATGATTGATTTACTTTTTTCATTTTTTGAATTATTTCATTTTTCATTTGGTCATTATTTTTATTTTCAATATTAAAATTTATAACAGTCATCTATAAATGTTAATTAGAAAAAAAAGAAAGAAAAGTAACACTTTATTTATTATTGTTATTTTGTAAAAATAAATTTGTTATTCTATTTACTATTAATTTTTTTTTGAAACCTTTAATTCCAACATAATAATCATTAATATATTCATTAACTATTTGAGAGTTAAATTCATGAATTATCTTTTTATTTACTTTAATTAAATTTTTCTTAGTGCTTAAATTTTTATAATCAATCAGTTTTTCATTTTTCATAAACATTAAAATATTTAATATATCATTTCTCCATTCTTGGCCAAATACAATCAATAATAATTCAATCGCTTTTTTTACATTCAATTTGTCTAAATAATCCAATATATGTATAAATTGATTTAATTTATTCATTGCTTTAGGTTGTCGATTGAGTTTTAATAAAAATGCGTAATTCCAAGCATATTCATTTATTTTTGAATAGTATCTTTTAATATCAAAATTTTTATTCAATACTTCATCGCCACTATACAATAATTTCATATAAAATCCATTTTTATTTTTCTTATACAATGCTTCCAATAAACAATTACATATATTTTCGTTTTCAATCATTTTCAGTTTTATATCTAAATGTTTTTCAATTGATTTAATATATCCTTTGCTTACATCAGCACTGTATCCATGTCTCATTAAATGATGAAGTTCATGAATCCATGTTTTGTTTTGATATACATAAGATTTTGTTTGATAATCAAATGCATTTTGCATAACTAAGAAAATAAGTAATAATAAATTATCCAAATAAGCATCGTCAAAATTATCAAAAATACGAAATTCAATTCCATTTGGTTTCATCATTTTATAACCAGATACACGTTCTCCTTTAGGGTTATCTCCAAATGTTCTAAAATCTGTACTTAATGATGTTATTCCTCCTTCTTTCAGTGCTGCAGGACTGGGTTTATAACAAGGTTTAAGTTTATCACTTCCCTCTAATTTAAAATTATCTCTCCAATAGGTATGTGTTTTAGCATATCGACCTAAACCTGTTTTAAATAAACGTATATCAGAACCCGCAAAATTACCCCAACCTACATTCATTACACGAAAACTTCCACGTGTTCTGTCTTTTTTAGAACCTGGTGCATACTCATCTCCACTAAAAAATCCTATCATCAATATAGGTTCAATCCATTGTAATTGATTTGCAAAATTCTGATGTATTTTGATAAATTCTTCTTCACTAATATCTTTTGTATGAGGCATTGTAATTGTGATATGATAACTTCCCGTATAATCAGTATGTACTTTATCATAACCTGTCTTAGGATCTTTTTTAAATATATATTCGTTATTTTTTATAGGACCATATTTTAAAAATCGTGTCATACCAAATGGATATTCGTCTAAATCACCATATTTTTTACAAAGTTCTTTTGTTAATTTATCTTTTTTTAATAAATTAACAAGTCTTTCTTTTTGTTTCTTAATTTCCTCAATTGCATATGTTTTACGATTTTCTAATATACTACAAAAAGGTTTCCAAGTAATAAGTTCAGGCATTTTAATTGGTACTCTTTCTAAAACAGCTACTTTATTACAAAAACGACCACTTAATTCAAATGGTATTTTTTCTAAAAAATCAAGTTCATAATCTTTCAGTTTTATCTTTTTCTTTTTAGCATTCTCAATAAGACGTTTTATAGCAGATTCACTGTCAAATAAGATAATGTCTTTAATGCCTTCTTTTGAATTTGTTTTAGGTATATGAAATAGATGCAATTCATGTTCTAAACCGAGTCCCCAAGTATAATCTTCTGGTTTCATTATTATAAAGTATGATTTTTATTTATAATAAAAAGTAATAAATTAAATGATTTAAAAAATAAATAAATGTAATAATAAATGTAATAATAAAAAATTAATTTGC